CAAGTCTGAGTTCAAGTCACCTTCTGCGTTGTTAGAAGGCGATGAAACTAAACTAGAAGCAACCTATAATACTATGCATGACATGAGTGAGTTTACTGACCCATCATCATACAAGTCTTATGATGACTTGAAGGCACGACTTGAAGTTGTGTTAGGTCAAGCAACTGGTTCTGGTTCTACTATGAAGAATGAATCATTACAGAGAACTGCCGAGACTGTTGGGTCTAAGTCAGTTGAACCTCAAGTGATACCGTCTGCACCTCAACCGCAGGTAGCAATGGCATCTGAGGGAGATGATGATACATTATCCTACTTCGCGAAACTCGCGGCAGAGGATTAGGACTAAGGGGAGACTTTCGGGTCTCCCTTTTTTTATTGGTCTTAGTAGTCTGGGTCTGTAGAACTAACATCTGACGTAAGCACTGTAACACTGTTGAAGTTCTCTTCTGAGTTTCTGACATAACTAGTACCTCCACCATCAGTAGCTTGGCCATTGGATGGTTTTAGGATATCGTGGAGACGTTCAATCTGCCCTATTGTTTCCTGTTCTATTCTAAAAAGGTCTACGTGACCTTTTAGGGCCCTCCGTTCTCCTAGTGATGGTATCCCTCTTTCATTATCTAGATATGCCTCTAATCCAAGAGTGGTTTTTGGTATTATTCTAGGCATAGTTCCACCAAAAAAACGAACTTTAGTGCCGTCTTCATTGTAATAACCTTTAAACTCTTTATATCTTGCCGTGTCGAAAACAGGATTGGGCGTCCCAGTAATCTTCTCAGAATATGGTAAAACAGCATTAAACATATCAACGACCATCATTAATGTTCTTCCTAGTTCCCTTGAGCTTTGCTCTACTTGGCCCAAAAAAGAAAAGTTTGCTTTTCTTCTGCTCAACTCTTTATCTATACCTGACCCCATGAACTCCATACCAGGTGTTGATTTGTCACTTACCCCTGAAGCTTTCAATGCTTCAATTGTGTCTCTTAATTCCTCATCATCAACAAATTCTTTTATAAACTTTCTTCTAGATTGTGTGATACGGTCTACTTGTCCTAAATATACTTGGTCTTTTTCAAGTGCTTTTTTGATGGATTTATGATTATTTAAAAAACTATCTTTCTGAGAAAGTCTTAACGTATTAAAAAAAATTCTGCTTCGAGCTGCGGCATCAGCCGCAATCTCTTTTTTTCTTAGTCTTTCTTCTGACTTAGTTCTATCCCCTACCTTTTCGTTGAAACGTGCCACAGCTGCTGGGTCTGTAATTCCTAATTCTTCAGCAGTTAACGGTTTCTTTTTTTTATTTTGTGGATTTACTAAATCTGAGTTACTCGTTTCTTCGTTAGAACCAAAAAGTTGATTGTATATTTTTTTAGTAAATTTTGTGAATTCTGACAGATTTTCTTCAATCTTCAAGAGTGTCTCAGAAAAACTTGTACCAAACTTTTTTTCAAATCTTTTATCAAATGCTTCATAATGCACTTTAAGTTGTTCTTTAATTCCGTCAAATACTGGAGTTAATTTTTCTTTAAGTCTGTTATAAAACCCTTTAAAAAAAGGTTTTATTGCGTTATTCCAATTTTTAATGAAGAGTACTACTGCGGTACCAACTAAAGCAATCTTAGCGAAGAAACCAAATAGTCTTTTTCCAAACTCCGTTCTTGACTCTTTTGCATCTTTCTTAAAGTAATTGATAAGTTTGCCGAACCTACCACCTTCTGAGTTTTTCTCGTTTTCTGACTTCTTTGCCTCTTTTTTTCTAAGTGCTAGTTCCTCTGCTTTATCTCCAGCATCATTTCTTGCTGTGTCACGAACCTCTTCCACGAATTCTGTCAAGACCGAAGATTGTTTAGCGATGGCATCTCTAACATTCTTTGTTGCCGCAACAGTCTTATCGCTTGATTCCTTACCTCTACGCAAAAGTTGACCTAATTGTCTACCCGCATCGTAAGATTTTGAATTTTCTACCATTTCTTTTCCTTATTTCTCTAAGAATTATTTATTCTTTTCAGATTGTTCTTCAAGATAATTTTGCAACAAAGTTAAATATACTTCTCTTTCCCAAGGTACCATATGGTTTATATCCGATAGAGAATAATTAAAATGTTGCATCAACGCGAAGTTTGTTTTAAAATGGTTCACCAAACTATCATGTGAGAGGCATACTAAAAAAAATCTGAGAGACCCTCCAATGTTATTTTATTAATATGTCCACAAGAATTACATGTAGATTCTATTTCTTTTTTCATAGTAGGTACAGTGTCAATAAAATCCGACACAGATTTAAATTGTTGTGATGTCATAGAATCTACAAAGTCATTTATTTCAGATTCAGACCATTCTGTTATTCTTTCTTCTGGTGTATTAATAGACAATATACAATCTGAAACCATACTCATACCGAAGTCAGATGTAGTGATATCATCATTATAATTTTTAACAAAAGACAAATATGTTGGATATCTTAATTCTATAGTCACATCATCATTCATTTGAATTATATTACTTACTTCTTTTTCTTGCGTCACTTCAAGAGAAGTCAAATCAACTATTATCTCTAAGTCGCTTTCACATCCTTCTTTTTGACATTTAGATGTAAGTTCAGAAGTTTCTCCTACAGACCTTGCTCTTATTTGAGTGAACAAATACTCAACATCATATGTTGTTAATGTATTTGGATTTACTGTTTCATAGACACATGCAACGATGGTATCTATCATTGTTCTCATAGAAAGTTTTTCATCTTTAGACTCAAACGCCTGAAGTAGTATCTTTTCTTCTTTTACAAAGTAAGGTCTAAATGTTACTTTTCTTTTTAGTGATGGTATCACTATATCATATCTGATTGCTTGATTTAACTTAGGTAGTGCCATAATATTATTTATTCTCCGTATGTTTATAATATAACTTATTTATAATGAAATTAAAATAGTCCTCGTGCAACTTGGAGTAATCCTCCAGTAACTGCATCTCCGAACGCTGTATCTTTGTAAGAACTTTCGCCCTTCCAATTTTTAAAGGATAATTGAACATTGACTTCGAGTAGTCCTCCCCCTGCGGCACTCAATGGTATAGCGCTTATTGAAGTCGGAAACGCGCGTTCTAAAGTACAGGTATATACCACATCTTCTTCTCTAATAAGATTGAGGTCAAATTCTCCTTGAGCAAAGTCAAGTGGTCCTAGTCTTGGAAGTCTACTTCTTATGGGGGATGGTATTTTTCCTGCATCGAATAGTTTTTTCTTTGCGACAGGAAAACCAACACCCTTTTTTAACTGTTCTATAACTACTGTTTTACAATACTCGTCAGGATATCCCGACTCTAATGTTTCTTGATTCAAGCATATGCTTTGCCACGTATCAAAATAATCTTTAGCGGCATAGTCATTTAGTAAATAAAATGACATCGCAACATCTGCAACCGCATAACCATAAGCAACCTTTTCAACATCCACACCAGAACGTGAATCAATTGTTGTGATTTGTCTTAGTGGTAAATCGACTTTACTACATAATATATTCAGATTTTGTACTATCTCACCTCTTCTTAGTGAAGGTAATTTTACCCTATACATATTGCTCATCGCAATACCACCGCCATTTGAAACTATCGAAAGGAAATCGTCTATACCTGTTGCCATTTTTTAACCTACAATATCATTGCTCTTGAATCTGCATATGCTTCAAGAGGGTTTGGAATTTTCTTAAACTGCGCGACAGGGAGAAACGTTGCGATTTCCCATTCAGGCGCAGGAACCATAGATATACCACTTTTAAGATAACCACCTAGATAATGTTTGAAACAAGGTTTATAGTATCTTAATTTTGATATGCCCTTTAATGTCTTATATGAGATGTCAAACTTTGCGTTAGGAGACTTCTTACTCGAAGCAATATCCATCAATCCATCTAACATTTTCGCACGTAACATAGGAGGTAGATAGTGAAGATTTAATCCATAGAAACCACCTGGAGCAGGACCAACCACAACAACCAAAGGAAAGGTATCATAGTAAGGTAGTGTATCTTTTGTCTTTGGGTCATAGAAGAACATTATCATGCTTCCAACAACACTTCCTCCTGCGGGTAACTCTTGCATTAAATCTTTTCTATCTATACCACGCAATTCCTTTGCACGTTGACGAAACCACTTTCGTGATTCATCGGTACGAGGGTTCACACCCGCGCGGAATGCTTCTCTTGATAGTGTGTCGAACAAGTTACTCATATAGTCTATTTATACTATTTTTTACGACGTTTGTAAGGTTTTATTGGTTTTAATGGTTTAGTTGACTTGGGTATAATAGACTTCAGGGGTTCGTTCTTCTCAGTCCATATCACAAACTCCCAACCCCTGTCCTTGGCATATTCTTCTGCCGCTTCCCATTTGTTCACGTTCTTAATATAAGTTAAACTCTCGGTAAGATATCTCTTTGTCCTTCTTGCACCCTTGGGTGGTCTTGTTTGTCCATCGGGTTTTATCTCCACAAGGAACGTCTTACCCTGTTTAGTCGAAAGTTTTAAGTCCATAAAGTATCGGTGATACTTCCTATCTACTTCGTATAGATAAGGTATAACAACTTCTTCGGAAGACCACTTGACTATATTGGGGTTGTCGTCACACCACTTGAAGGCATGTCGTTCCCATAGAGAACGATAAATAACCTTAGTTGGGTCACCATCATATTTAGATGGATTTTTTACTGAATATCTTCCTGAATATGCCATAAAAACCTTATAAATAGACTTGACGAATATAAACTATTTAGTAGGAAACTAAGATGCCAGAAGGAATAACAAATAATAATAGGGCACTAACAGGTGAGGAGGTTGCTTATGACAAACTCGTCAAGGAAGCAAAGGCAAATCCATTAGATATTAAAGGGATGGAAGAACCATACACCACGCATTTGAGTTATCCTCAAAAGGGTCTTGGTGAAACGGGATTAAAAAGTTACATAGTTTTTAGAATAGTAAAAGAAAAAGTATTGAATCCTGGAGCTGCGATAAAAACAACAGTTGATGTAATTAAGGACCTAATATCTTCTTTGGAGGATACGACAGAAGGTGAGTCTGAACGAGCTGGTGCAGGAGTTGCAGAAGCAATCGCTACCATTGCGGAGGGGGCGGTGGGGGCGGCAACAAGTGTTACTCGCGAGCAGCTGGAAAGATTAACGACGAATTTACCTTCTTTTCAGGGTGATAATGATGGTGAGAATACATCAGAAGATTTTTTAGAATATCAAGAATATGTAGAACCCGATACTTATGAAGAAACGATAAGATTGTATATGCCGCAATTTGTTTTTAATGATGGTGTTAGTTATGATAATGCAGAACTCGGTGTTCTAGGTGCAGCTGCAGTTGGTGGTTCAAAGGGAGACATGGGAAATGTATTGGGTGCAGGTAAGGACTTATTAAAGTCATCCGTTTCTGATGTATTGCGTGGTGGTAAAAATAGTAGTGTTGCAGCTTCGCTCGCTTTACAGAGACTAAAAAGTGTTCCTATCTTTGGTGATTTGTTTGTTAAAAATCTTGCCGCTACTCAAATTGCTACAGGTGTTAAACAAAGTCCTAATGTTAGGGTCTTATTTAATAGTACAAATCTAAGAAGCTTTAGTTTTTCGTTTAACTTAATTGCATCAAGTACATCTGAAGCAAGAGAAATAAATGAGATTGTGAAAAGGTTTAGAACAGAATTATATCCAGAGGCATTAATACAAAAGATTGGTGATGCAAATGTGGAAGTAGGTCTCAAGTTCCCAAACAGATTTTTGTTAAGTCTTCACTATGGAGAAAAAGAAATTTTCCATAAAATAAAACCTTGTTATTTAACATCAATGAGTACAACATATAATAAATCACAATCTGGTATGCACTATGATGGACAACCCTTTGAGGTTGATATAACACTGAACTTCTCAGAATCACTTGCACTAAACAGAGGCGATATAGAGGCAGGGTACTAATGACTACTTCATATTTTAAAAAATTCGAAAACATAACATATAGGTTTGGTGACAACGAAAACCCTGTATTGTTTAATAGACTATCACAATATGTCTCTGTTGGAGAAGATGTGTTGAATAATGATGTGTTGTATAATAAGTACATCATACTATCTGGAGATAGACCAGACACACTCTCATACAAATTATACGGAACAACATCTTATTATTGGACATTCTTTTTAATGAATGAACATGTACGTGAGTCGGGATGGCCTATATCAACTTATGATTTACTTGATGAAACAAAGTCTCGTTACCCATACAGAACTATAACTACCAATGACGACATATCATCTAAGTTTCCTGTAGGACAAGTCGTGACAGGACAAAGCAGTGGTACGTCAGGAACAATCATTCGTAAGATACCCGATATGGGTCAACTTGTTATCGATACAGGAACAGAACCTAACCTAATAAATTTTAGTCAGACAGAACAAATAAGTTATTCCGACGGAGATGGAAACATACAAACCGCAGTTCTTATAAAGGAATCTGAACAATTTAATTCGGTTCATCACTACGAAGATACAGATGGTGTATGGCAAGATTTGACATTGTTTGATTTTGGAAATCCTTCGGTTTCTTGGATACCTGTAACTTATCGTGATAGAGTTGAAAGACGTAATGAACAACTAAAAGAGATTGTTGTTCTCAAACCAAGTACAGTGTTAGGTATAGCAAATCAATTCTCAAGATTGATGAGTCAAAGGTTGTAATTTAATATGTCAACTAATATAAAAAGACCTACAGAATTACCACAATATAAAATTAATACATGTAGACTCACTACTGAATTACTAGATATTCCTGGCAATAACCAAGATTTATTTATTGAGATACGAGATATTGTAGCTGAAGTCAACATATATGAAACGTTAGATAAACCATATCTAACAGGCGATTTGGTTGTTATGGACGAGTTCGGTATCTTGTCTGCAATTAAATTTCAGGGAACAGAAAGAATAACTTTAGAGATTAATCCAACAGCAAGTGGATTAGATGAAAATCCCTCACCAAGTTTTAGAAAGACTTTTATATGTTCTCAAATTAAAAATCAAAGTAAAAGTAAATCTGGTAAGGCAAGTGTATATTTGATAAAAATTATTGAGGAACATGGTTTTTTAGGAAGTATTAAGAGAGTCCGTAAATCTTATAGAGGGTCTATTGAAAATACAATCAAAAAAGTATTAAAAAATGAACTTGGTTTTGATAGAATAAATACTACATATACTGGCACTGCTCGATTTGAAAATAATGATATTGTTCAACAAGATATTAATTGTATTGTTCCAAACCTTTCGGTCAACGAAACGTTATCTTGGTTATGTAGTAGAATAACGACTAGTAATGGTTCCCCGTATTTCTTATACTCTACAGTTCATTCTAAGGCACCAATAAAAGAAGACGAATATGCAGGTGAAGTCAGATTGGGAAATTTAGACTTCATGTTAAGAGAACCTTCTTTCAACAGAATCCCTTTCATATATAATCCAACAGGAAGAAGTTTGGCAATGGCAAGTGAAGCTTCTAAAAGGTTTGTTATAAAAAGACTTGAATTGGGTTCTAGTTCTGATACATTAAAAATGTTAAAGATAGGTGCTGTATCAACTAGATATTCTAATTTAGATATAAGTACAGGTAATACTTCGGAAAAGCAATATACAATAGAAGAACAGATAAATAAGTTAAGTAAATTTGATATTATACAAAGAAAAAAACAAAATATACACAACCCACTTTTTAAAATTGGAGAAAAAGGTCTTAACGAATATACTCCAAAAACAATTCATAGAATAACTTCTCAAGGAACTTATGGACAATTCAGTAGTTATCACGATGAGATAGATGATAACAAACACCTCAATAAGGTTTCTTCTGTATCAATGAAAAATAACTTACATAAAAACAATAAAATTATTGAGTGTGAAGGTTCTATGTTTATGTTTGGTAAAGTTAAGGTTGGTGATTGTATAAATGTTTTAATAGTATCAGATTCTCATCTACTTTCTCAAAATCAATCTGATGGAGAAGAACAATCAGAGAATCTATATGATGAGAGACACTCTGGTAAACATTTAATATATCATATGAAGTATAAATTTTCTAATAATGAAGCTTCTATTACGGCGACTATATGTAAATTTGAATCAAATCAAATAGAAGAAGGTTAATATTATATGTTAGAATATTATGGTGATAACACTCGTTGGTTTATAGCGACAGTTGTAAACTCAACTCCTCCTGTAGGATATGAAGGACGGGTTAAAATACGAATACATGGATTGCATAGTGCAGATACAATAGATATTCCAGAAGACCATTTACCTTGGGCACAATGCGTTATTCCAGTAACTGAAGGTGGGGTATCGGGTATCGGTAAAATTGTACCTCGTGTTTTACCAGAAGCATTAGTGTTTGGTTTCTTTATGGATGGTAAGGATTCTCAGATACCTCTCATATTTGGTTCACTTCCTAAAAGTATAGAAAAGAAATCAGAAGTACAAAAAAATATTGAACATAAATTTAATAGTGTTAAACTTACAGATTATGTTCTAGTAGAGGATTCAAACACACTAAATTCCGAGGAAGGTAACCTTAATAAATTAGACTATCCAAATATCATAAAACATAGGAAACTTTACACTATTGAATTCTTTAGGAATAATGGATATAGTTATAAGTCTTCTATTGCAATAACAGAAAATCTTTCTAGAAAAGGATTTATTTCTGGATTCAGAGGAAGTAACCCAAAAACAGGTGGATTTGGTTTAGCAAGTTGGAAGAATGAACGATTTACCAAATTAAAGAAATTTTCAAGTAGGTATAGATTATTTACAACACAACTTGAATTTATTTTATATGAATTAAATACCAATTATAAAGGTGTTCAAAATGAAGTAAAGAGTTCTGAATCTTTATATAAAGATAAAGGTTCGATATACATATTTGCTAAAGATTATATGAAGTTGTCCAAGGAAGAATTAGATAACTTACTTACTTCAGACCCAGAGGAGTATTAGGTGGCTATTACTAGAGTACAAATATACGAAGAGTTGAAACGAAAGAGAAAGTTAAAAGAATTTATCGAGCCTAATATAACGATAACTAAACTTACAGACACTCTAGAAGAAAACGATAAAATAGAATACTCTATCGATACCCCCGACGATATTCATCTTGAAGGTTTTGATAATGTAACTATAAAAAATAAAAATTTTCCTGTAGACATAATGAGAAGTGATGATAAAAAAATACAAGAATCTATAGAGACTATCAATATTAATAAAAAGACTAATGTTGGTGATAATGATGCGGGGAAAACATATGCGGGTATCGTTAAGAGTTTAGTAAATGATGAAGGTGGAAATGGTGTTTGTATTTTGACAGGGGATTTTATAGATAATATACAAATTCCAAACGTATTAAGTTTTGGGTCAGGTTCACCCGAAGCAGTTCAGGTCTCCCTTGAAAAAGCTGTAGAAGACTTGAACGAGGAGAGAGAATCTGCCGCAAAGTTTTTAGATGCATTACCTGCAGTATTTGGAGCACCTTCAGGAGGTTTCTTTGGAACACTTTTAAGGGTTGTTGGTGCTGTTGGTGCAGTAGGACAATTTGCAGATGCCGCAAGTCCTATGGGTAGACTTGCAGGAAGAGCGAGAAACTTTGGAAATTCTGTATTAAATGCAACAGGCATAAATGGTCTAATAGACCAAGCTGAAACAGCATTGGAACAGGTTGAAACTTTTTTTACTGAGGGAATAGAAACTGTAGTAGGTGGAGCAGAAACTGCTTTTGATAATATGACAACAGAACTAACAAACGTAACTTCTGATTTTGCTGGACAATTTGATGTTAGTGATATAAATTCTGGGTCTGCATTAGCAAATACTGTAACAACATCGACAGGAGTAAATTTTGATACAAATCTTCTTTCTGATGGACAAGTGTTTAATGGTTTCACCAATAATGTAATAGGTGCAAATGGTCTTATTGTGACTTCTGGGAATTTTACTCAAAGTGGTGGGTCGATGTTTGGTGCATTCCTTCGTGATATGAGTGAAGACCTCACTGCGGTTGGGGTATCATTCATTCAGGGGTTTGTGGAAGATACTTTACATTTAGATACTGTAAGACAATATCTTGCACAACTAGAATCTGCTGACCAAAGAGTTAGAGATGTCACAATTGCAGGAATTGCTAGTCTAGATGGTGAGGTAAAAAATATTCTCTCTAATAATCCTGCTTTTGATTACCTTCGAGTATTGAGAAACTTGAATAGTCTTCCAGATGCTATCAGTGATATTAATATAGACCCAAATCTTTCCGCATCTGACAGGGCAAAATTAATTGATAAACTTTCAGCTCTTGCGGCAGAGTTAGAAAAAAAGGACCTCGTTAGACCTAGTGATATTGAACTATATTCTTCAACAAGTCCCATTGAAGAAAGAGAACCTGTTGTATACGAACCATTCACTTTTATTGAAGATAATGAAGAACTTAGAACAGAACTAGGTCAAATGTTTGAATCTGGATTTAGACCAATAAACGCTCTTATACTTCACTCAGCTGAAACTAAAATTTCTCAGGGAGGACTCGGAGCAAAATTTTTAGGAGAAATGCATAATAAACACACTAATACTACAGATGGAATACAATATCATTATGTAATTAGAACAGATGGTAACCTTGAAAGAGGTAAAAAAATCTCAGAAGTAGGTCAACACACAAACATAGAATCAGTAGATAATAGTTCAATATCTTTAGTTTTGATGGGTGGAATAGATGAAAACGGAGAAAAACAAGTCAACTTTACAACAGCACAGTTAAAAAAATTAGACTCGTTTATACGAACTTTACTTAAAATGTCACCGAACTCTGGTTTAGAAGTTTTAGGTCATAATAATTTGGATGATAGAGAAGACGATGGTTTGTTTGATGTTGAAAAATATATGAATACTAAGTTTGGTCAATTATTAAAAAGTACAGAAAAACAAGAAGGTAAGGAAGACTATCCTCCCTCAGAAACATCAAGTCACAACAACGAGTTCACCTTTTACCCTCAGTTCAGAAAAGGTATCACCTCAGCAGGTTTAGAACCAGATATGGTAGATAAATTAGATAAACTTTGTGATGCTCTCGAAATTAATTTAGAAATTACTAGTGCATATAGGAATGAACAGACGAACTCAAAAATTCCAAATGCCGCAAAGGATTCAATGCATGTTCAGGGTAAAGCTGTCGATATATCAACTAAATAACATGAAAA